AGTGTGTTCATTTGATGTACTCCTGAAAGTAAGGGTGGTTTATTCCCCGTTCCTTCAGTCGTTTGCGTCCCAGTAGTATCTACATTCTGGCACATAGTCCTTAAGGGTCTCGACCAGTTCTACCTTCCACTCTGGATTTAAATGCTCATGCTTTTGAATGCGAAGCATTATAGCATCAGCATCTGTACATGACATCGTGGTAGATAGTAGTAATTCTATCATGGGATGAACGCTCCGTTCCGCGACTTACTTGCGTCCCCGAAGGGATGAACGACAGGTCTAGTATAGACCCTCATGACCTATTTAGTCAAGTTTATTTCTGAATGCACACAAGAGTGCTTGAACCCGTCATACGACAACCGATGACTTTCTTATCATTCATCGCTGTCAGTGTTGCCATTGTGATTATGAACAGCATCCCCGTCTGTGCCACAATGAGATACGGGACTGCTTTCTTCAACGTAATCTTCCTTAAGTTCTTCATATGCAAGAGTCATTATGGTATATATGTAATAACCTACACCCGCTAAGAGAATAACTAAGCACCAGATGATACTCCAAGTTACTCCATTTGGATCTTCCAGTGGGCGTAGAAATAAATTCATAGGTTCTCAAACTTATATTCCAAGATCATTCTATATAGAGAATCTCTCAGATACCACAAATGCTCCTGCTCGGTCGGATGCCGAGAAGGAGAACCCTCCCAAGTTTCAATTCTTTTCAGCACACAATGATGTAGAAGATGGATGTCTTCTATCCTCAAGCATACTTCATAATCAAAATCGTTTTCGTCTTCAGTCATGGGTTGTTTGGATCCATTCCTAGAGATTTTAAATACTCAATCCACCAACTATATTTCTCCTTCTTCCATAAAGGCACTGGACGACCTTGTTCCGAATAGTAATCGTACAAGGCATCATCTATAATCCGTGCGATCTCCATATTCTTCTTCCTCCTCGTCAACATCTGCATATGCATTTTCCACAAAAGGTCCTCGTTTTCTGAAGGGTTCTTGTCTGACATAATCCTGTTCTGCATTAACTGCCTCGATCCAAACAGCAAGTTTCATCACGATGAAGATGATGATAAGGGGTGTAAAACACCCGACTAAAATTACGGGGTTCATTTGTGACTCCTATCGAAAGGTTCCCAGTGCTCCCAACCATATTTATGTACCAAATGCATTCCAATAATGGGAACAAATACTAAAAAGAACCCCATGACACCTAAGCACCATGGAGTTTGCATTACTGATCGAACAAATAATTGAACATGTGTCATGCTGGATAATCCCAATCAGTAATAAAATCTACTTTATATTGTGGTCCCCATCCACCAGTATAGAGGAAAGGAGTAGTACGAATGGGACAACGGTCACCAGTACAGAGAAGATCATCAACAATCCTCCAGGACTCCATGACTTCATCAGCATGTACAAAGTGGGACTGGTCCCCATTGATAGCATCAAAAAGAAGTTTCTCATAACCATCTATCGCTCTGTCTTGTGGATAGGCATGTGTGAGTGTTGCCAACTCCAAGTCGTTGTTGAGACCAGGTGACTTAATATCCATGCGGATATCAAGATGAGGGTTAGGTTGTAAACGCATGACAATGCGGTCGTTGACTTCTCCTTCATATAATTTTAGCGGTGGTGCTTTGAGTTTGATAACAACTTCAACACATTGATATGGTAATTTCTTACCTGTCATTACGTTAAAAGGAACTCCTTCCCAACGCCAGTTATCGACGAATAAAGTACCAGCGAAATAGGTAGGAGTACCACTGTTAGGATTAACGCCCTCTTCATCACGGTAGCCATGGTATTGTCCAAGAATAATGTTTTCAGATAATCTTGTAGCAGCGAGAACCTTTACTTTCTCTCGACGGACTTCCTTTGCATCCATTTTTGAAGGAGGTTCCATCGCAATTAATGCCAGAACCTGAAGAATGTGGTTCTGTAACATGTCACGAACCTGACCAGAGGTTTCATAGTATTGAGCACGACCTTCACAACCAATAGTTTCGGAAGCAAAGATTTGAATCTCATCTATGTACTGGCGGTTCCAAAGTGGTTCCAGCAAAATATTGCTAAACCTAGTAGCAAGTATGTTATTGACAGTATCTTTACCGAGATAATGGTCAATGCGATATACTTGTTTTTCGCGTAGATGTCGCTCAACCACATGCTGTAAATTATCAGCAGATTTATAATCGTGCCCAAAGGGTTTCTCCACAACCACACGTGAGCGTTCTGGGTCGTCGAGTTTTCCTGATTCTTTGAGATTTTGAATGGCATTAGCATACCTCTCTGGTGGCACGGATAGAAAATACGTATTGTCGTGTAGGTAATCAGGAAGGTGAGAAAGAGTATCAACATTGTCCAGATCTGCCGAAACGTAATCTAAATGATGGAAGAATTCTTCTGGATAATCACCAAGAGATTCTTTCCATTGTGCTGCTGTTGGTTGTCTTCTAGCACAACCAGTAATAACAAAATTATCTGGTAGAAGTTTTTTCCTCCAGAGATTGTATAGTGCTGGAATGAGTTTCTTTTTACATAAGTCACCTGTTGCACCAAAGATGACAATGCCTTTACTAATGTGCTGTTCCGTTTCCATCGTAGTCGTCTGATTCATAGTAGTTATTCTCACCTTTTCGTAACCCGAAATAGATGGTGGCACATACAAAAGGTAGTGCTCCCCAAAGAAGGACATCAGCGAACGTCATGACCACCAAACATAGCACGCATACCATTCAGGACTTTGTTTGCGAATCGCCCAAGTCGTCTCGACTCAAATCGTGTGTATAACGCACTGCTAATAACAGGAGCGGGTACACCAAGATCCACAGCAGCGTGAACAGTCCAACGACCCTCACCACTGTCTGATACTCCACCATCGAACTTGCTAAGTTCTCTATCGCTGCGAAGTACAGTAGCGGTAAGATCGAGTAACCAACTACCAACCACGCTACCACGACGCCATAACTCAGCAACCTCAGAACAGTCAATGTCATACTGATAATCTTCTGGATTCTCCATCGGAGCAACCTCAGCATCGCCTTCTTTAACGTACTGTGCCCCAGCATTTGCTTCATGCAGGATATTAAATCCTTCTGCGTATGCTTGCATGATTCCATACTCAACTCCGTTGTGGACCATCTTTACAAAGTGACCTGCTCCAGGTGGTCCACAATGTAACCAACCATGCTCGGCACTTGTCTCATAATCGAGGGGGTTTGTACGAGAGGCAGATCCAATGCCTGGTGCGAGTGCCCTAAAGATTGGAGCGCAGGCGGATACTGCAAAATTTGCACCACCAACCATAAGACAGTATCCACGCTCCAGACCATAAACACCACCACTAGTGCCACAGTCAAGATATGAGATGCCAAGTTTAGCAAGGCGATCTGCCCTTTTCCTACTGTCCTTAAAATTACTATTGCCATGATCAATAATAATATCTCCCGCCACACAAAACTGTAATAACTCATTTAGTGTTTCCTCTACTGTTTCTGCTGGGACTACCATCATGAAGACACCAGGTGCCTTACCGACCATCCCATCTTGGTTGTGTACTACTTGAACAAGGCTTTGTATAGAAGTGGTAAATCCACTGAGATAACCCGCTTCATATTGTGCAGCAGCTTTTTCATGATTGTTCCTATAACCGTGTACTTCGTGTCCTGCTTTTAAAAGACGACGGGACATACCTTCTCCCATCCGTCCCAATCCGATCATTCCTACCTTCATCCTTTTACCTCGTTTTGAAAATACTCTGGGAGTGGACATCCCTTAAAATCATTTAGTTCGTCTACAAATAAGACGAACATGGTACAAAATCCTACACAAAATGCGAATAACATTTGTGGAAAATTGTAGTTGCCCATGTGTGCTGTAGGATCAGGTTCATCATTATGTGGATGAATATGTTTACTGATCCTTTCTACTTCTAAGCGCCTTTTCGATTTGGCGTCTAACTCTGTCTCTTGCTTCGGGGTCTTCGGTTTCTTTTCTGGAGTATCCATGTTTTTGGTGAAAGATAAAGTGACCTTGACAAAACATAGTTACCCCAAAAACAAAGGCGAGGACTATGCCTATCCATTCTATAATGTTATTTTCAACCATGGGAATAGCGGTTCTATAACTCCAATAAGTCGAAGCAAACCCTCAGCAAAAAGTGCAAGAACAACCCACCCAACACAAAAACTGATAATTGAAGCATTACGATTATGTTGTCGTATGGCATCATCGATCATCTCCTGTACTTCTTCTTTTGTTGTGTAGTTTGGTGGTGGTGGTAGTTTTTTAAAACGATGTCCTATGCCCATTAAATTTTCTCCATAGCCAATGTGAGTTCTTGATAATGTTCAATCTCATCATTAAGTATAGCGATAATTTTCTCATCGTCAACATGACGTGTTAGGTATTCACCATATGTCTCAGCAGCATGAAGTTCTACCTCAGCATTTAAGTGATAAGCAGACACAGGAGCCACAAAATAATAAAATACCATGATCCAATAGTAAATAAGAACCATGTGATAAGCAAGAAACCTATCGATCCAAGCAGAGTGACCTCCACGTCTTTCCATTTCTTCAAGATGTTCTGTCTCATTGACCGTCTGTGCGAAGTGTTCTTTCATTAAATGAAAGTGTGCTTCTGTTCTTAAACCAAGAGATTCTTTGAAATGAAGTACACTTAAAAACGCAAAATAGGGTGCCCGAGCAATCGTCTCAAGCACCCAAAAACGCTGCACATCCCGACCCCTATAAAGGAAGTCAAGGATGGCAACAGTAATATTTAATGTAATTTTATTAAAGTTCTGCATTAGCGGCGTCCCAATCTTTTTGGAATCTATCCAAACCATCTTCAGTTAGAATATGGTTATACATTTCCCAAAAGTGTTTAGGGGGCATCGTTACAACCTGGGCACCATTGTACCAAGAGCGAACAGCACGCTGAACGCTACGAATAGATGCAGACAGTACCTGAGTTTCTACCCCATAGATACGATACAGTTCAGAGATTGAACGAACAACCTCCAATCCTGCTACAGATTGATCATCAAGTCGTCCTACGAAAGGAGACACATAAGTGGCACCTGCCTTAGCAGCAAGAACTGCTTGAGCAGCACACATGACCAATGTAACATTAGTTTTAATTCCTGCCTTATTAAGAACTCGACATGCTTTCAGTCCTTCAACTGTGCATGGGAGTTTAACTGTGAT